TTTGAAAATAAACCCCTCACTGCACGTTAATACAATGAGGGGCGGAAAGAAGGAGGAGTCTAGTTATTAGGCTTCTGCGATCTTCGCAATAGCCAGAGTAGCAGCACTGCCGCTACGGTTCTTCAGAATGAGTTCACCAGTCGAGACATAGAAGCAGAGCTTCACGTCAGTGTCGGCATCATCCCAAGTGTGGCTGGCAAACGCAGGGCCAATGTCCACAGCAGTCACAGCACCCGAGGCGGTAGTGACCGAGAAGAGTGCAGCGTCTGAGGGATCAGCAAGATCCCAAGCGAGGTAGAAGCCAGCAGCCTGATCGCCGGGCGAGCCTAGCGAGTAGGTTGCGTCATCTGCCAGTTCGCCCGAGGTCCAGCCACGTAGGGCCGAGCCACGGAACAGTGGGTGGTCAACGCTAGGACCGGGTACATTGACCTGTCCTGCGGGGTTGTTTGAGTTAGTAGCCATAAGTAATCTCCTTTATGCAATGTCCAGAACGACGGCGGCTTCAGGACGGAGAGTACCGTATCCAACCCAAGTCATGGCATTGATGTACTCGTTGGTTGACATGGGCACGGGGCCTTGGTCAATCATCACGGACATAACGTCAGTCTTACCGATTGCTTCCTGCTGGAAGACAATGCCCTGAACCTTGGTGAGGTCTCCACTGTTGTACGCCGAACCACGGTTGTTGTGGTTGGCGTCGAGGGTGTGGGCGGTCTGAAGACCCTGAGTGTGGATGTCATACGTTGCCTTCATCAGGGCGTGTGACCAGATGTTGAAGTCGCGGTACATGATCGGGGTTTCACCGTTCACGAAGCGAGTGAAGGGGATCTTGTCCCCAACGATATCGACGTTACCGTAGATACCACCAGCGATGCTGGTAGCCCCGGTGTATGCCTTCTCAAGCTTGACAATCTCAACCACGTCCTGAATGGGGAGGATGACGTTACGGCCTTCCATAGGCACGCCCTTCTCATCCCAAGCAATAGCGATGTCTTCAAGAGCATCAAGAATCTCAAGAGCCTTAGTAGCACCTGCGGTAGCGGTCGAGAGTTGGATCTCACCACCACCCTCAAGGAACTCAGTGGTGTTCTCAGAGCCAGAGGTGGTGTACTTCGCAGCATCAACCAGAGCCTTGAGACACTCAACCTCGTCCCACGAGGCGAGGGCATTACCCAGACGAGCGAGAACGTCATTACGGACGTTGACCTGCTCGAACATGCGGGTGATGTTCTCTTCCTCAATACCAGTACGACGAGGTCGCTCGTCAATCTGGATCTGACGCTGGATCTGGTTCATGTTCATACCAGTGAAGCGGTCATTCTTGAGGTGAGTCTCAGTACCGATACCACCAGTAACGGTGAAGTCTACGGTCTTGTTAACAACACCACCACCCATGTGCAGGGGAGTAGCGTTACGAACGAGGCGGCTGACGAAGGTTTTATTCATACGTGCAGCCTGCACAAGTTGCGAGTTGACAATCTTGTGCATGTCAAACTCAGACGGACTAGCATTCGTGCTGTCCGACATGGGGAGCCACAAACCATTGAAGCTAGACATGTGTTTTCTCCTTATGAGAAATAATAGTTAATAGAAAATACAACTTCCTATTGACAGGATTATCCCTTGGTTGCCCCACATGGAGTCCTCGGAGTTCTTGTCGGTAGCACAACGTAGACTCTGGGGACCAGTGGTGCCATGAGTGTTCTGTTGTGTGGAATAGAAAAGCCCACCACTGCTTTCACAATGATGGGCGGTCGGAACTATGTCCCGGAGCGAAGAGCTTATTACCGTGAAGCCCCAGCCTTGAGGCGGGACTCTACTTCTGCGATCTTGTTCGTGTCCCCTGACTGATACGCCTCAGCCACAATGCGGGCTGTATTAGGATCGTTCGGTTTCAGGGGAGCCACGCCACCCGGACCAGACCCTGTGGGTGTAGTCAGTGGTGACGGTTCTGTGTTGGTGGGCTGTTCAGGAGTAGACTCAAACGAGTGTCCTGCTGCCTGATAGTCCTGCTTCAGACGCTGGATAGCATATGGAGCCATGTCTGGGTCATCCAACAGTTGGTTGAGTTTAGCAACCTCTGACGGACTCTTGCTGGTCTTAGCAAACTCAACGAGTTTACCGAAGTTCTCAGCACTACCTGCCTCACGCTCAACGATCTGCTGGCCTTGTTGTTTAACAATACCCTGTGCAGTCTCGATGGTGGTGACGAACTGGCTCACGAGGTCGGCGGGTGCCCCTGCCTTTTCCATAGCAGCGACCAGACCGGGATTCACATCCCCAGTCTCTGTCCGCATCTGTCCGTTGTACCAGTCAAACAAAGATGCTCCGCCAGAATCGCCTTCAGGTTTGGTATTTGAAGGTGCCTTCTGAGCGGAGAGTTGGTTGATCTGTTCTTGTAGAGATGTAACCTGTTGGTTCAACTCTGATTTAGTCTTGTCGTGCATTGACTGGAGACTCTTGTAAGCATCCAGCGTAGCGGTGTAGTCCCCATTGAAGGGAAGCTGTGGTTCTGTCATCCTTTTACTCCTAACCTAGGTTCGACTCTGCGATGTTCCCTACGGAACTGATTGCTTGCTGTGCGGCCTGCTGTTGTACCTGCTGCTGCTGCTGGGCCTGTTGTCTCTCTGCTACCTCTTCCTCTGTACGCGTGTACATATCCATGTCGAGACCTGAGTTACGAGCAAGTGCCCGCATGATAGCAGGGAACTTCAGTACCTCAATCATCTCTGGCTGCTGTGACTGGAGGGCGAGGTTGAGAATGTTCTCAAGACGTAGTACGTCAGCCTGTCTACCCAACGCATCAAGACCTGATGAGATAGAGATTGTCACGGCCTTCTCGTCCATGAGGGTACGGAACTCTTTAGAGAGCTTCTTGTCCTCAACGAGTAGGAAGATGGTTCGGTTTACGATACGTTCAATGTCCTGCTCCAGAGTAGACAGCGTACCACCGAGGGCCTGAGCCTGCTCGTTGAGTACCTGATTGGTCTGGAAGGCAGTCACACGCTCACCACGCAACTGTGCCACAGAGGTAGCAAGGAATGCTTTATCAAGAGCCTCCTCATACATACCCATAGCAGTAGCAGCCACGGACACAGTACCGGACACGTTGGGCTGGAATGCCTCAATGCTGCCGGGACGTGCTGAGATGATGGACCAGTTGGTACTCCCAATGATGTCATCTTCAGTGGTGGTGGAGGTGGGGTCGAGTAGGATACGGCCCTCACTACCCGCACTCACACCCTCAGCCAGTGCCTTACTGACCAGTTCGAGTGAGCGGATAGTACCGAAGTTCTCCTCCACGAGGGAGCGAGAGTAATCCTCACCAGCTACAGGTGTCCACCCAAGGTGGTAGTAGGGGAGGATCTTGTACGACTTGTCTGTCTCGTACTTGACGTTACGGAACTCACGCTCAACATTCCACTTGTCCCCGTCCTTACGGATCTGGGTGTAGAGAGGTTCGTGTTCTCCGTTAGAATCTGTTGGTTTACCACCGTTGATCTTACTGAGGTCATCCTCAAGTAGATCAGTCACTACCCAGTCCAGTGTCCAGTACTCAACAATGTCCCCACTACCGTCCCGACGAATGAGGAAGTGGGCGGGGTGGTAGACCTTGAAGGTCTTACTGTCTAACTGGTGGATCAGTGAGTCTCCCATCACAATAGCGTGCTGGAGAGCCACGAAGATAGTGGGTCGGAGGTTAGATGCCTGTAGCACATCGAGTGCTAGACGCTCTACCTCCTGTACGGGGTTGAGAAGAACATCACGCTCTTCTTGTGTAAGTTCTGGTGAGAGTTTCAACTCATAGAACGGTACATCGTTAGGAGGAAACAGAGCAGTAGTCATCATACTCGCCAGTGTCATCACATTGTTACCGGCCTTGTTGCTGTACAGTTCAGGCAGACTCCACGTGTGGGTGTCTCCTTGGAAGTACCGTTCAGGGAACAGGCGGGGGATAGTGAAGTTGGCGTGTAAATATGACTTGTCTAGAATCTCGCTACGCTTACCGTCGAGCATGTTGAAACGCTCACGGAGTGTAGTTGGTTTAGACATTAAGTGTTTCCTCCGGGGATATTAAGCCCCGTGGATTTAGGCGTTGTGACGAGAGAAGAGGTTCCGGAACGGGAGCCACGACGACGAGCCCGAGCCCTTGCGGCTGCTTCTGTACGTCGCCGTTCTTCCTCTTCCTTCTGTCGAATCTCCTCTTCGGACGGTCCCGAGGATTGATTCCCGAACAAAATCCCACCCATTTGTTTGCTCCTTTGGTATACGTTTGAGTATCGTTTGTAGACACTCCCCCATACCGTGAGCAACGGCTAGATTATACTTGATCTGTTCAGGATCTTCTTTGAGGAGGTCACGTTGTTGTTTATGATAGACACCACTGGCCTCCAGATAGAGTTGCATCAACTCATCCAGTAGGTCAGGGGTAATCGCGTAGTCTTTCTTTCTTGAGGTGCCTGTAGATTCCACCCGGAGTTCTCCCTTTGGTTTCCTTCCCTGATATGTATCTCAGTCGTTGTACGGCAGAGACACAGGACAGGGTATGTTGTGGTCTTCCTGTGAAGAAGTTCAATATAACCTTCCACAGGCTGTAGTACTCACCCTTTGGGAGGACCATATCTACAAAGGACAGGTCTAGGGTGAGGTTCTCATAGAGGGAGACAGTAGGGCAGATAGGAATATCTCCTACAAACCACTCACTCTTTACTCCCCAACTACAGTTGTAATACTGTGTGCCCTCCCTAGTCCGGACTGACACCACGATGTGACTCAGTGGGGACAGTCCAAACAGGGAGATTACACAGGACTTAATAGTTCTTACTGTGAAGAAGTGGTAACCCACCACACAGTCATCATGTAGTTCCATGTCTCTACCTTAAAGTATACCTTAAAGATAACATACTATACTTTAACCCCCGGCACACCTAATGTGTAAAGTGAAATAAAAAGCCCGTTTCTAGGCTGTTAAGGGGGTTTGTGTTAGTCTTCCCTAACACCCATACAGTTCGTTAATCGAGGGTACATATTCGGGTTCTAGTAGGTGGTGGAGGATGGTGGCACAGTGGAGTTGGGGAAGGTGGTCGAGGTCTTTAGCTCCATATATGTCCTCAATCATACCCAACCAAAAGTACCAATGGTCTTTCTTCAGTAGGGCCTCCAGCAACTCTTCCTCAGCCTTCTCAAACGCCTTAGGACCAAACCCCTTGATCCCCGGATACCCATCCACACTGTCCCCACACAGGGTCTGCATAGCCCTCATACGGTTACACTCAGGCATGGTAGGCTTCCAAGGGAACCTGTGGTGGTCTGGGCTCATCTGCCACGTTGGGACCTGTCTCATGTCCTTGTCAGTGGACACGATGATACGAACATCATCAGCCTCCTCAGTAGCGTACAGACCCATACGGTCATCTGCCTCGTACTTGGGGTTGGATACCTCCTGTTTCCACTGGTCCAGCATGTACTCCTTAGCCCAGTCCGTACCGGCAGGTTTAGGCTTGTCCTTACGGTTGGACTTGTAGTCAGGGTATGCGTCGTACCTGAAGGACTTACCCTCAGACACGAAGACCTTACAGGTATCTGCGTGGGCCTTCTCTGTCCAGTCACGGACGAGGTGGTGGATAGTACCTGCGATGTCGTCAGGGTCGCCCCCGTCGTTCACAGCGGCTGCACGGACAGCGATGATGTCGCCGTCGATGAGGGCCACTACTCGGTCTTTATGTGTAATCATTCATCCTCCAGACTGAAGTACTTCTTCTCAATGTCCAACACACCCTCATCCATCTCACCATCACCCACCCTCATGTATGTCTCCAGCAGAACAATAGCGTTCCACAGGTTGGCAGTCAAGTTGTAGAGTGGTGTGTCGTCACTCACCCCTGATGTGTAGCCCAGCAGG